ATCGTTGATAAAAAAAGCAATTTTCGTCAACGTGTCATAATCTAATTCATACATTTCGCGTACTGTCAGTAAATGAGAATAAAGTGAACTGTTACGAGAACCTTCTTTCATATCCGTTAAAACATTTTTCAATCTGATAGGTAACAATTCAATTGGCAAAGTTGGTAAGTCTGAAAATATCTCCAGCGAACCATGCATTACACGCATCTGACCGTTTTGTTTAATGGTAGCAGTCGTCTTATTTCCTGTTTTATAATCGACTGCGGCACCACTGACTGTTACTTTTTTGACCCAATTTCGTAATAATACTTTATGGCCATTAATTTGAACAGGACGTTTATAGTAAAGATGAACCCCTCGTTTTGTCTCAAAAGCTAATGTTGGATATTTTTCTAAAAATTTATAACCTATTTCCGCATGTTCATCAAAATCCACCACTACTGTTTCAGGATTTAAAAGGACTGCTGCATCATTTAGTTTAGTGAGATCTGTGTAAAAATCATCCAAACTTTTTTGGTCAGGCTTCTTTTGACCTGGTTCAAGTTTTATAAAGTTCACCACAAGATTTTCTCACCGCCTTCTTCAAAATACTTCATTTTAAAAACTATTTTTTTCAATTTGTTCAATGTACCAATTCACATCAATATTTTTTTTTGTTACATTATTAATTGGTATAAATTGGTTCGGAGAACCAGGTAATTTCGAATGTAAATCATTCTTAACTTGGAAAATGCCACCGAATCGCTTATCAGTGGTGGCAATTCCGCACACTGTTTGATTCATTTTTTTGTATTGGTTATTCAAAGACAATTCTAATGATTCAAAACCAGTCTGCACTTTGCCAATGTAATAAAAATCTTCTATCGGCCCATTCTTAAATCCATCAATAACGTATTCTTGGGCTTTCGTATTGTAAACCACACATTGAAAAATACCTTCGCTAATTATTGGCACATTATTCGATTGATAGGTTGGACTGGCAAAAATTCCTTTGCGAATCAAATTACCGTCAGCTTTTCGAAATACATAATTGTTTACATCTTTTTGCCAAACGTTTTTAATCTTCGTGATACTAACTGTTAACTTTAATTTTTCACACCACAAATCAAGAATCTCTCGAATAATTGATTCCATAATTGGATTGATTTTGATTAAAATACCGTCAGTATTCGTCTGAATCAGATCTTCGAAAAATGATTCAAGCAGCATAATCAAATGGGTAATAATAAGCTGACCACTAATAGTTACTGAATAATATCTTGACGGGTCATACATAGCCGAATATGGATTATTCATCGAACCATTGACAGCATTGATTAGCGTTTTGTACGTAAGCTTTTCTGTTTCGACTTTCTTTTGATACAAAAGTTTGAATTTTTCTGGTTGCTTGACCGCTTTTGTTAGAAAGTCATTGTTTAAAATCAGTGACGAAAAAAACTGTTTCACATCAATGAGTAAATAGTCGCCTTTTCCTTTATATTTATCTTTTGCAGCATGTAGACCACCTACGCCGTAAACATGCGTTAAACCAGCTAAAGTCATTTTCATCTTTTGACTTTTAAGGTTCTCATCATAACTGCACATGTAGTCATGTTTCATTTTTGTGTAGAACTGAATTAACTTTTCAGGTAGTTCCTTTGTTGGAATGTGTTTATCAAATTCGTAAATCAACATATTAGAGCGCTTTGGAATTTTTTGTGCTTCCAAAATTTCCGCTGCTAAATTCGCTCTTGTCTTCATAATTGATCGTGCAGACAATTTAAATTCTTTAACAATTTCAAATTTTGTTTCCAGATATTCTTCGCGTTCTTCAAAAATTTTTTCACAAATTGCAATTCGTTTCAGACAATATTCCTTAATCGATTTTGTAGATACATCCATCCGTAAGTAGTACCCTATCTCCTCGATTGTACAATTTTTGGCTTCTTGCTTTAGGTCAATCGATAAATACTTTTGTAGGAATGTGCTTTTTCCGTCAGATAAAATCTTGGCCAAAAACTTATCGCTCTCTTGATAATTACCGTAACTGACTAGATAATGAACAGACGAGAGAGCTTTTTCCAAGCTCTCTTTGTCTGTCGCCTTCTGTATATTGTTATCTGTTTTAAAAACAGCTAGCCAATTATCGTCTTTTTGGTATAACCAGTAAAATGTGAACATTGGCTATCTCTCCTTTTTAAAATGGTAAATCTTCATCTGAGATGTCGATGACTGCATCAGTATTTGGGGCATCATTCGGTTCATCATAAGGAATAAAATCATAATTTTTATATGGCTTAGATGGGTCCTTTTTATTAGGTGAAGAGGTAATTTCTAAGATGAACTGGCTGCCTAAACCATCTTGAAAAGCATTTGCTAAAGTTGTTTCGTCTTCCCAATCATCATCAGCTAATTGCAGACCAATTACACTAGCTAATTTCCCGACTAATTTGATGTTCTTTTGTAAAACGAAGTTTGGGACAGCCGCTTCATCAAAACCTAAACTGATAAATTCTTTACGTCCGGACGCTTCACCAACGGTTACTTCTGTTGAGAAAGAGAGTGCTTCCCAACCACTTTGAAATACTTTGTGCTCTACTTTGTCTAATTGCACATCATATTCACCATCTGGTAATCCATCAAAACCACCTGCATTCGGGTTATCTGTTTTTGGATCGAATCCTGCTAATACTTCATTTGCTAAATCTTTTAATCCCATGTTAAATACCTCTTTTCAATATATTTTTTGGTTTATTTTTATCTATAAATTTAGATTTTTGGTTTGATACGTCCAGCTTTTGAAACATTGCTTGCTGTTTGTGGCGTAGATGTCGTTTGATTAACTGGAGCTGTCTTTCTTGTTGCCGACTTAGATTTTTCAACGACATCAGTTTTTGGTACTGGCGCATCACTGGGTTTTTCTTCTGTTGCTTGTAGCACATCTTCTTTCTCTTCAATTTTCTTCACAATTTCATCTTGAACTTTTTTAGTGGTTTTAGGCGAACGTCCGAAAACTCCTGTAATGCTGTCAAGGATTTTTAAAATTTCAGGGTCATCTACTTGATCGCGCATATAATCTTTACGACGCGCCTTAGCTACACGAATGTAATTCTTACCGACTTTTTTACATTGAATCGACAAATCGCAGTTCCCATTAACAATATTTTGGTGTTTCTCCTTCAAAGAAGGAATTTCAATTTCTGTCGTCCCTTCCAATTTTGATGCATTCCGAGAAATATAAATCACGTTCATTGGCAATGATTTTAATTCGATAACTAGTTGTTGAAAAATGTTAGTAAATGCTGCATAACCTTTGCCGTATGGAATATCCCCCAGTGTTTCGACATCTTCTTTATCACAAATGTATTGTTCGATCATAACGACAATATCATCAATAACATCAAGGACAATCGTCTGATATGTGTGCTTTTCTGTTTGTAAAGCTGTAATCAATTTATCCAATTGATCAATGACGGAGCGTTTAATTTTACCGTTTTGGTCTTTAATATTACGTAACTGCACGGATGGCACTGTATTTGCTTCGGCATTTCCATCTGTATTGAAAATCAATGGGTTAGGAAATTGTGAAGCTAGAAAAGACTTTCCTCCCATAGTAGGACCCCAGATGAAGAAGTTACGAGGCGTGTCTTTCGGTGTTTGTGGTTTGTTTGGTGGTAAAATACTCATTGTTTTTCCTCCTGTTTAGTAATATAGTCAACAATTTCCGTGATATTTCGTTCGACATAATTCATAGTTCGATAGACATCATTTTGGCTTCTAAACTTATAGGAATCGTTCAGATACATTGGTTGTAAATCTCCTATACGGTACACCAATACGTCTGATATGGCATTGATAACCTTTATACTCAAAATCTTTCTCATTACCCTCTTGTTCAACAATTGCTTTTAATTCTGGATAAATCACTACGCATCCCTCCCTTATGCCAAAAAGCCATTGTCTAAAATATCTTTACTTCGATTTAGTTCTTCGGTCACTTCAAACTCATAATAAGTTCCAGCTTCTTTGTGTTCTTTTTGAACAACTTTTTGGCCAATTACGACACCATCCGAATCTTTAATCATTTTCTCGATATGGTCATCAGCTTCCTTACGAGTTGATGCATAGAACTTACTGTTTTTTTTCAATGGTCTAATCATTAATATTTCCTCCTAGTTTTCTGCCACAAAATGGACAATATTCAATTTTTATATGTGCAACGACTCCAGCACGATCCAGCAACAGAAACTGATGCTTTTTATATTTATCACCTTTCCAACCTTTGCCAATGCGAACGAAGAAAGTTGGCATATTATATCCTGCTCGATATTTGCTTTTCATATACGTCATTGAACGCTTATGTGATGGTTCGCAGTATTCACACATTACTGCGACACTTCCTTCCGTTCTTTAATTCTGATAGACCCCTTAACAGTAGATTCTTTCAAATACAGCGTATAAACATCTGGCATTTCCTTTTTTAACTTAGTGCTATCAACGGATTTTCGAACTGTTGGCAATACTCGAGTAATGATTAAATCACCAGTATCAATTTTTTTGATGTCATTTTCCTCCATCTTTTGATAGAGTTGATCTCGAAACTCCTTTTGTTGAGCCTTCAATTTTTCGACCTTTTTTTCAAAATCCAGCATTTCAAGTTCGAAGCGTTCTACTCGAGCGACTAGCTTATCAACATCGTTTCCGATTGAATAATATTCTTGTTCTGACATGTCCGGATTTTCTTTTAGATACTCTACACGAATCCAAAAAGTTTCAATCGCATCAAGAATTTTTTCAATATAGCCTTGATCACGTTCAATTTCTTTGATAACTAAATTGTCCTTATCAAATTCTAAGTCAAAATCTTTCGGTCTGTGATACATAGCTAACCATCCATAAATGCAATTCGTTTGATGGAAATAAAGTTGCATTTGTGCTTCATACACTTTTTCAGTCGGATTTGCACCATGCGTTTTGATTTCTAGTAAAATTTGATTTAGAAAATCAATCCCATCAACATTTGAGCGAATCATGTCATCATTATCGATAAATGTATCTGGCTTGAAATTCAAACTATTCATTGTGTTGATATACTC